GGTATCATTTCTCCGCCAAGCAATTCGGAGAATGTGTCAAAAACGACAATCTCAAATCGCTCACCTAAGCCAAAAAAGCCTACGTCCGACGGAGGATTAGTCTTGTAGTTATGTGTGTCAGGAACTCTTAACACGCGTGCACCATCAGCGGTTACCGCAGGGTCAGCTAAGAAGTTCTGTTTTGCACACAAGCGCTTCAGTCTTTCTGCTACGGGAAACCAATCCTCATAGCACACCGGTTCCGATAGAAACCAATAGACGTGCACGCCACGCCCCGAGTTAACCATCGTCGGTGTTGGTAGTTGGTTGGCACTACAAAACTTACGTAGCGCTTTGATTGCTTCTTCTTGCGAAGCAAAGTCTTTTGTCGGGCCACAATCGAGGTCGAGGAAGAACGACTGGAGATGTTTTACATTATCAACTTTACGGGAGTTAGCTTCGTGAAACGTTGCTAGCCCGTAGTATACGTCGTACCCCTGCTGGTCAAACTGCGTTGCGGCTTCCACAACATCGTCGATAGAGCTATAGAATTTTTGTGTCTTACGCTCGTCCGCCGATTTTGCCGCAAATATGCAATAGTGCCCCTCGCTACTAAGTACCCTCTCTAAAAATGTTTTCGTTTCCATGTACCCACCCATTGCTTGCAACGTTACGGCAGAGACGTTTGTCCCCCGCCCTGCCGTAACGCGGTTCAATTACCATTGTGACGAGTAACTTAGTCGTCCCAGTTGTCGATAATTGCACTGAGGTCTTCATTCTCTGCGGGTGCTGGAGCAGATTTCTTTACAACTTTGGTTGGCTCCTCGATGGCGGGTTCCGCTGGAGCAGGTTCATCAAACCCGTCCAAGTTATCAGCCTTCGGTGCTGGAGCACTTTGTGCAAACGGATTTGACTCGCTTACATCGAAACCATCCACAGCACTAAACGGTGATACAGATTGGCGTTCTGCTAGTTTTATTACCTGCACACCGCGCAGTCTTAAAGATACCCCTGCACCCATCGATGCGCTATAGGGAACTCCAACAACAGCAATATTAATTACGCTGTCACTTGTTAACTGGAAGTCATCAGGTAACTTCTGCGTCTTGGCATCGTACTGTGCTGGCTTGTTGGTCTTCTCACCGTTGTACGCACCCTTGAGGCTGGCCTTGTACTGAAACATACCATCGTCCGTTTTCTTGAACGGGTTCTTGATATCAGGCCAGTTAGACTTCTTACGCTCGTTGTATAGCGCTTTCATGTAAGCGTATAGCGAACGTGCTGTGTCCTCATCAGTCTTGAACTGTAGGGTGTATTCGGCACCGTCATCCAATGCATCGCATGGCACCGATCTATTTTCGGTGTTATCAAAACGGTAGGGGCGATCAATCTTTGGGTAGATTGCGACCGCGTTGGGTATTACATGTTGCTCAGTTGACATATCAGTCTCCTTGGTTTGCATTCGCAGGTGAGTAAACAAAACCGCTTACCTCTGCAAAGGGTTGCCCTTGTTGGGGCGGGTTTAATGAAATCGCTTCGTTGGCCTCATTGCTTTGTGCTAACGAGACAACGAGATCTAGCTCCTCTTCATTGAGGGCACGGAAGGCTTGAAAGACTAGCTTGGGCACGGGGCTATCCTGATCAAACGAACAACGTGTTGTCACAGAAATAACAGGTGTGCTGTGAGAAGAAAGATGTTGTGCATAGGCTTGCATTGGCATCTTACCTTCTACTGCTCTACCAAATACCGATGTTGCTGGTAGTTGTAGTTGGTACACCTTGCTCAGGTCGTCCTCTAAAACAACCGCTAAACGCTGTGCGAATCGACACGCACGTCCACCAGCTTGTCCTGACCCCTTAATGTTCTGGGGGCAATCCATACACCGAGATGCTTGTCTGTTATGCACAGGCACATCAGGCGATGGCTGGTTTGTATCCGCCGACCAGCACGTAGGTGGTGATGGGGTGTTGGGATCGAATGCACCGGCGTAGTAAGAACGAGATACCTTAGCGGCGTTTACCACAACAAATTTTATTGTGTCTTCTACCGTAGATACCTGTCTCCCACCCTCGATGATGCGAAACACTCCTCCACTTAGGCTAATCCGGTCCATCAGACATCATCGTCAATAGGAGCGGTAAACATGTCAGCCCAATGCTCATCAGACTTATCAACCTCTGCTTGAGCTTCTAGACCATCAACCGTAATCTGAGCTACATCAACACCCAGTGCTTCGTTAAACGAAACAACATCGTTGTGCTGTTGAGTCAGGGCTTCAGATACATCGGCAATAGAAAACCGATAGGTGTTACCTACTTTTATGTAGGTGTTCTTGGGAATGTGTCCCTTACGCACCCAGCCTCTGATCGTAGATACAGATACAGAGAAGTGCTTGGACAGATCTTCAATTGGCACAAACGGACCGTTCATGATTTTTTCCTCACTGCTATGGTGTATTCAGAATCGACATTGAGACCTTTAGGTACGATGTCGGGGTTCTCTTCGAGGAACGCTTTCACGTTGGCTTGGTTAAGGCGCTTTTCCATAAACTCAGGAACTTCATGCTCAAGCACAAACTTGTGCATTTGCTCCCAGTCGCTGGTCCAGTACCTTGTCTTTACCGAACGGTAAAAGAGTCCTTCAGAAGTTTTGACGCTTTCGAGACCATGATCTTTGCAGTAATCGAGTAGGGCGGTCTTCACCTTATCCATTTGTTGGTTAAGGCTGGACTCCTTCTCTTTATACTCCGCAGATAGCTTGGCTTTCTCGTCGCGGATCTTTAGGTAAACGCGTGTTAGCTTCTCAGCCAACCCTGCTTCTTCACTCATTTGAGTCTCCTTCGCACACGACACAAGTGTCGGGTTTTTCACTTTACTTACACGTTATGAGCTAGTCAAGCAGTTCTTTGTATAAATCGATCATTTTTGTGTGTACGTCTATTCTACTATCTAGTAGTGAGTAAACACGCTTTTCTACGGGCGATCCTTGCAACTGTACGACAGTACATTTGTGGTCTTGCCCTGATCGATGCACGCGAGCGTTGGCCTGTGCGTAAGTTTCGAGGGAGCTGGTTGGTCCCCACCACACCACAGTGTTTGCGGCTGTTAGGGTGACACCGTGCGCCGCTGACTGCGGCTGGATAACAAGAACGCGTGGATCGTCTTGTTCTTGAAACTGTTTGAAGATAGCTGTTCTGTTTGGCGCTGACACGTCACCACGTATGACTTCAGTCGTTATGCCGTCCGCTCGTAGTTTGTTAGTCAGAATGTCTATAGCGTGCTTGAACGGCACAAACACCAGCACCTTCTTACTGCTCTCATCAATAACTTCTCGCAGTACCTTGTATCGGTGCTTGATATCAAACTCTAGTGCCTCTCCATCATCGGTGTAGACTGCGCCGGATGCGATCTGTAAGAGCTTACTCATGATGATGGCGGCATTAGCGGCGGTGATCTCTTCACCTGCGGCCTGTATAACAAGTCTCTGTTTGAGGTCGTTGTAGTATTTGTTCTGCTGGCGCGTCAGTTCCACCTCGCGCTTGGTGTACACCATTTCCGGCAGATCCAGACACTCTTCTTTAGTGAATCGTATGGCGGGTTGCAGTGCTTCGTACACTGTTTGCGTAGCGCTCTCTTTAGGCATCCACTTAAACTGCGTGACCTTGTGCATCACCATGTCACGGAAAGAACTAAAGAAACGCGGCACACCTGTGGGGTTTACCATCTTGGCTAGCCCGTAAGCATCGAGGGGCGACTGCGCGGCGGGTGTACCTGTCATCATCCAGAGCCACGTCTTGTCATTCAGTAGCTTGAACAGCGTCTTCCATCGTTTAGTCTGTGGGTTCTTATAGTGTGTCGCTTCATCAATGATGATGCAGTCAAACCCACCGTTCATGATCTCATCAAGTACGATCTCTACACCGTCATAGTTAATGACAACGTAGTCAGACCCTTCGTTAATGATCTTCTTACGTTTCTGCTTACTGCCGTAGGCAACTGACACAGTTCGGTGCATAGCAAAACTAAACAAGTCATTACGCCATGCACTATCCATGATGGATAGCGGACATATTATAAGTACCCGTTGTATTTGCTTTTGCTTCATCAAGAAGTCTGATGCCCAGATAGCCGAGGCAGTTTTGCCTGTGCCCTGCTCGTTGAAGCAGAAAGCTCTCCGATTCATAGTGAGGAAAGCGGCTGTATCTTTCTGGTGGTCGTACGGCTTGTACTGGCCGGGCCAGTCGTAACGTCCTTCAATAGGTGAGGGCACGTTAATATTTAGATTCTTTAGGGTGTGTGCTTCGTCTACTCCCCAGTTAACAACAACTTGGTTACCCGAAAGTTCCTGACTTTTCGGTAGCACCGTCGTCACTTTGTTTGGGTTTCGTAATCGTAGCAATAGAGCCTTGTTCTTTAACACTTGCACGGGGTTCTCCATATACACGACGCTCTTTTACTGGCGTGTGATTTTTTCTTTTAATCATTTGTATTTGTCTATTTGCAGACCGTACCAACATGGGTAGGTCTTCTAGTTGGAACTCATCAAGGTTATCAGCGAACTCAAGAGCGAGGTTAGACGCCACCTCGTCCTCTCGATAACCTGATATCAGGAGAAGCCTTGTCCTCTCCCATACAACCAAAGGAAATGCCATTACTTGTTTCTCCGTGGCCCACGGCTCAAACGACCACCATCTGCACGGTTGCGGCTTCGGCTTTGTACAGACACACCGTCCTTGTTAGACCCACCACGTGACAGCGGCTTCTTGTGCGCTACATCTTTACCCTCGCGCTTATCAGCCTTACCGTTGTTGTTAGCATCTTTACCTGTCTTATCCATCTTACGACGGGCACGTTGACGCTCCATACGATCTTCGTGTTCGCCGCGTGACTGCTGTAGCCTGTACTCTTTCTTGTAGTTACGTGCCATTAGTTACTCCCGTTGTGTACACATACTGTTACTGGACAGTGGCGCTTACATAACCCACTCGGTCGGGCATTCCACACGTTACGTTTCTCAGTCATCTGCATAATCGAGTAGATATTTGTCCACTTAGTCCACAGCATACCCGCATCGGAATCGGCGTAGCTATCTTTTACTAGGTCATTACTCACGACGAACAACAACCCAGCACGTACGTGCGTAATCTTTGGGTAGTGTGCGAACACCAACAGCGCCATCAACTCTAGCTGTCCCTTGTCAGCGTACTTCGCACTCTTACCTGTCTTGTAATCAATTACCCATGCCAACCCGTCTTCTTCGTTGATAATCAATAGGTCAGCAATACCTCGGTACCACACTTCTTTGTCGTAGAAGCTACACGGTAACAAGTTCTCAGTTACACCCAGCTTCTCTTCACACAGCTTCGCGCCTTTCTTGGTGTTGAGTGAGTCGAGCATAGCTTGCGCGTAGTCGAACATTTTAGGGAGCGGAGTACCGTCTCGGATGTATTCCTCAGCGGCTGTATGAAACGCATTGCCGTAGCGAATAGCTTCAGTCTCGACGAACGGATACTCTTGGAGAATCTTCTCGTGATAGAACTGTTTAGGGCACTGCTCAAAGGCTTTCGCCTTGCTAAACGACCACGGCGCTATACTCACTCACAATCTCCATACGACCTACCTGTACCACTCTCGCAGTCGATAGGTAAACCTGCCGCCCATGTTGGGACTTGGCGCATACAATCTTCGATGTACGCTTGTGCTTCGTCCACCTCTTCGTCACGTACACAGGCCACAATCGAATCGTGAACTGTTAACACAACGCGGTATCTCTTGCTAATTTGTAGCATCTGCTCACCAATTATGCAACGCGCTACTGCTTGGCACAGGTTCTCTGTAGCCTTACCGCCGTAGATTCGAGTTCGGCCTCGACGGGTCTTGTAGCTGTACTCCAACCCGTTCTCGGTTTGTTCTGCTGATAAGTCGTTATACCGTAGCAACAACCCTGACGGTAATCTGACAGCACGTTCCGATCCCAACACTTCCAACACACCAGCCTTACCTACCTGCATAGTGTCACCGTTGGTCATGTAACGAATCATGTTCTGACAGTTGCGCCACAAGTGGTTGATCTTCCAGTTGGACTCGCGATAAATGTTTATGATGCGACGAGCCTCATCAAGCTCCACTTCAAACCCAAAGTTCTTTAGCTGTGCTTGGAACTTGACTGCGCCCATACCGTAGCCCGCACCGAGGATGGTGGTCTTACCTACAAACCGTTGATCTTTTGTCACGTCCGCTTCGTCGCAACCATAAATCCGCGAAGCCATCTTTACGTAAACGTCTTCTCCTGCATCAAATGCCGCTGTGAGATCGTCCTGCTCTGCCAGCCATGCCAGCACTCGTGCCTCGATCTGTGCACTATCCGCATCAATGAGGGTAAAACCTTCGGGAGCTAAGATACTTTTCTTTAACTTCTTACCGTTTGGCCCACGACTAGGTAGGTTCTGCATATTGATCTTGTCATCACCACCCCAGCGTCCGGTGTGTGCGGCGTAATAACGTACGGGTACGGGCAACGTGCCACGTTTACCTATATCGATGAACCTCTGCGTGCGCGTCTCTTCCAAGGTACTTTTGTTACCTAGCCTCGCGGCTACCACTGCTTGGACACGTGCGTCCTCGTGGTCAGACAACGCCTTGAAGTCTTCATCAGATTTAGCGAACGCATAAGTTTCTTTACCTGTGGTTGCACTGATCTTCATGGGCGGCTTCACACCTAGCCCCTCAAGAACTTCGGCAAACTTCGGGTTAGACATGAGATCTTCTTTAGACACTCCCGCCGACTCAAGTAGCTGATCCTTCTGCTCCTTGGTATCTTCGAGGTGCTGTTCGAGAAGGCCGATGTCCAGATCCAACACTGGTTCAACAAACATACGTAGCGTGCAGTCAATTAACTGTAGCTCCTGCTTGGGGAACCCTTTGCGCATAAAGATGTTAAAGAGTTTGTAGGTCAGCTCGACGTCGTTAATACAGTAGTCACCGTACTGCGAAAGCTCTTGTGCGGTGAAATCGGCACGGCGTTTACCTAATGCGTTTAGAACCTCGGTCCCCTTAACGCCGATCTGATATCGTTCAGATAACGCCTTGAGACTTCCGCCAGCATCAACCCCATGTAAAGCACGGGCGATACAAAGAGTGTCAGCGTAAACCCGAGGATGAACATCAAAAAGCCAAGAAAGAATAGCGCCATCAAACATAGTGTTATGAGCGAGTAACATACTATCCGCCCAATCGAAGGTGTGTAGGTATCGCTTAATATCCTCATGTGTGCCACTCGCCCATTCAGTGCTTCCATTGTTAACCTTTACACCCACACCAATGACTTCAAATCGCGGGGCACGAATGTATTCTTCGGTCGTCATCTTTGACAGAGAAAAGTCTCTATCGTAGTACGTCTCGAAATCGAGAGTGATCAGGTTCATTACTTGGTCTCCGTGTAAAGACCTGTAAGACGCATAAACTTCTTTACGAGTCTTTTCCAACACACCCGCAGTTTTCTTGTGGTGCGTTTTGGTTTTGACGAGGCGGTTGTTTCTTCGACGTGTTTAGTTATAGCTTCAGCAGTTGCCCGCTTCGCTTGCTCCTCTTTGACAATCTTGTATGCGTAGCCATACGAAACACCGACCATCTTTGAAACTGTGTTTGGGCTTGCGTCGGGGTCTTGCTTTAAATAAGCACGAATCATCTTTGCTTTGGTCATTGCTGTTCTCCTTTGTTTTTAAAAAAGCTATACGCGACCGGCAAGGTCCGGCGCTACATTGATACC